TTAAGGCCACTAGGCAACAGCGGGCCATCCCACAACGCGAGAACCACATTGCTGCCTATATGTGGCATGTTCGGCGGGCTGGTAAGGGTGGCCGCAGGGTATATGGCGCGAATGAGTTTGATATGCTCGCGCTCGTTGCCCTTGACTGCAGGCGCATAGCTTACGCGCCACCTTCAGAACTCAAACAAACAATCCACATCAGGCCCAACGATGACGCCAAGGTTGGCAAAACATTTGGCGCGATGACTTTCAGCAGGGCGCTGCAGGAGGTTCTAAATGCGCGTTGAACATATTGGTCTTGCAACACTTTATCTCGGTGATTGTGCGGATATTCTGCCCACCTTGGAGCCTGTCGATGTTCTTTTGACAGACCCTCCATATGGCATAGGGGCTGGCGACTATAAGCGCGGTGGCACTCAATACGGCAACTCCAAAGCGCCATGCAAAGAATATGACCGTCTTGATTGGGATAACGAGGCTCCGCAAGCGATTGTAGAAAAGAGCATTGCATTGGCTAAGACTAGCATTGTCTTTGGCGGCAATTATTTCAGCCTGCCACCCTCAAGCTGTTGGCTAGTATGGGACAAGCAAAATGGCGAGGGGAGCGGTTATGCTGACTGCGAACTAGCATGGACCAACATGAAGCGGGCCGTTCGCCGCGTCTATTGGCGGTGGGCTGGTATGCTGCAGAAAGAGATGGGCGACAAGAAAGAGGAGCGCTTCCACCCAACACAAAAGCCTGTTGGCGTTATGAAGTGGTGCCTCACCTTTACACCCGACGCACAGACCATCCTCGACCCCTTCATGGGTAGCGGCACAACCGGCGTTGCAGCCGTCCAGATGGGCCGCAAGTTCATCGGCATAGAGCGCGAACAAAAGTATTTCGACATAGCCTGTGCAAGAATTGAGCAAGCGCAGCGGCAGGGCGACCTATTCATTGAGGGAGCGGCAGCATGACCCCCATGCAACGCACCACAGCCCGTAATGTCCGCTGGTCCGCACTGGACGCCCGAAACGATGACGTAAAACGCCGCATACGCGCTGGCGATAGCGAAGCGAATATCCGCAGGCGTTACGCGCTTTCAGACACGTACTACAACAAGCTAAGGATGCAGGCTGGTGACTATTGATAGATTTACTACCGTTATTGAACTGCCTTGGCCACCGGCAAGCTTATCAGGCCATAATAACGGCTCTCATTGGGCAAAGGCCCCTATTGTTGCAAAACATCGCCTTTGGGCTTTCCAGGCGACCAAGGCTGGCCATATACCGGCACCCGCGACAGGTGACATTCCTATTAGCGTGACGTTTTACCCACCTGATAACCGCAGCGACCGCATGAATTTTTGGAACCGCATGAAGCCATATTTCGACGGGATAGCGGAAGGTATGGGAGTAAATGATAAGCGCTTTGTTCCGAATGGTTACTATATCCGCGAAAACATTAAGGGCGGTAAGGTAGTGGTGAGAATATGACCCCCCGCGAAAAAACCATGTCAGACATTGGCCTGATAGCATTAAAGCACAACCTAACGCGGCATGATCTATTAGGCCGTTCTCGCTACCCGCACATATCACAGGCGCGTCACGAGGCTTTCTATCATTTCCGGCGCAAGGGCTGGTCCTACCCACAGATAGGCAAATTATTTGGCCGGGATCATAGCACAATCATTCACGGCGTTGAAAAGCATCAGCGCATTAAGTTCGCACTGCCTGTTAACGCTGGCATTACGGCGGGGCTTATATGACACCGTTTGACCCGCGCTTGACTGTGATTGCAAAACAGGCTGGTGTTAAGACTTGCCATGTTTTTCATTGCTATCAGGCTATGGTCGCCATGAAGTCCAGTTTCCACGTAGGCGCGTTTGCAGAATTTACAGGGTTAGAGGTTCGGCACATCGAATCCATCATATCCGCACTGAAAGCCAATAACGCGATGCCAAAGCCTGCGCGACAGGAAACGGCAAAAGGCACACGGCTTGGATCCGATTTTGAATTGCCGGATGATTGGATAAATTGGGCAATAGGTGAGCGCGGATGGAAACTAGCAGACGCAAGGCAAGAGGCTATGGCGTTTGTTGACTATTGGGCTGCGGCATCCGGTGCCAGGGGTGTTAAAAACGACTGGCTGGCAACGTGGCGCAATTGGTGCCGTCGATCTGACAGGGTAGGCACCGCCAAGGTAGAGGCATCCACATTAACGCCATTAGAGATTGCAGAGCGCAAGCTAAAGACTGCCATCATGCTAGGCCAGTCATACGAGGAAAGCGTGGCGCGCAAGGAAATTGCCACTTTGTCCAATGTTCTGCCGTTCAAAATGGTTGGAATGTAAAGCGCTATACATTTACGCAGTCGATTAGACTTATCGAATAAATCAATTAATAAACGAAACCCCCGCCTTGTAAAAACAGGACGGGGGATTTACACGTATGGAAGCGGTACGCAATTGGCCTACGCACCGCCGAGATTGTATAATTGTTTACAATGTCCACGTCAACAGGTTATGCGAATTAGCGCTTTTACCTCGGCCAACTTGAAAAAGCTGCTTTGGATTGAAGCTATCGCACCAAGTTGGCACCTGCCTTCCGGTTAAAGCCAAAATCCCAAAAAGATTGACCTCCTTTGATTGGTCGAAAATCATGGGGGTTTAGACCCGCCCCTTGCAAAGCCTAATTGGATGGCGATGCAGATATACGCGCCTTTATGTCACAAGCCGGAAACGGTGAACTGGACCACGCAGGAAAAGACGGTGGGGACGCAAGTTGGCCTCTTGTAAAAAGGGCGGCGCGGTAAACATGATTTGAGAAGTGCCAATCGTCACAACGGGCTTATCCCTATTGTGTGACGGATACGGGTCTCGGGGTGTGCCTGGAATCTTGCATAAGCCAGAGGAATGAGTTACAAAATGTTGTGCAGCTTGATCTCGCCCCTAAGCCAAAGACCGCCACAGACCTACTTAACGACCTCGAACGCTACAGGCAGAAACGTATGAGCAAAGCAGAACTAACGGAACGCTGGAAAGGGATGCAGTGGTGCAATTCTGAAATGCGCTTGTGGGCTGCGTGGCAGTGGAAAGAGGTGGTCAAATGATTGACGACGGTATTGGACCTAATTGGGCAAGGGCACTGCAACCCGACCACCGCAGTTTGAAGCACTTGTCAGACAAGGAACTACACAGCCCGTTTATCATCGAACGCATAGCCCAATGGCACGGCTGCACCAATGCAGAGGCTATGGCGGCAAAGGGCGCTGAACTACTTCGCAGGACACAGACAACGGAAAGGCCGAGATGATGGCAAATGCAAAGAAGAAACCAGGCAACAAGCAAACGGCGCGTGATTCCGAGTACATCAAGCGCGCTGGCGAGACTTCGCTGCAATACCATTCGCGCATAGCCCTTTACGAGCAGGGCAAGCGCGACAAGAGCAAGCCGCTGGTATCACCCGACACTGAAAAACATGGCGCGTATGTTTGGCACGATGTCAACGGCATTGACGACAAGGGGAACGAATTTAAGTCCACCACCAAGCGCAATCTGAAAGCCAGCCCATTGACTATGTGGAAAGCCCAAGGGATGCTCACAGAGACGCAGGAAGCGGCTATCGGGTACTGTATGCGCCTGTGGGAGTTTCTCCCCCCCATGCCAGCCACAACAGCGCAATATGGGGAGCGCATACCATCGAACGACAGTGGGCATGAAAGCGAAGCAGCCGTTAACGCTTGGCTGGATGCTATTGACGATCTACGCCGCGTTGAAAGCTATATCCCGCGCAGCTATTGGCAGGTGTTTGAAAACTGCATCCGGTTCGATATGCCTGCGGGTGTCGCTGGCGGCGATCTTGGCTTTACAGGACGGTCAGGCAGGACAAAGGCGCATTTGACGGTGTGCTTTGTGTGTGACATTATTGCAATGAAGGAGGGGTTATGAAACTTCAATGGGAAGACAACCGCATGGGCTGGCGCAAACGCTTTGCTCTTTTCCCTATTTATTTGGAAGATGGCAATCAAAGACAATTCATCTGGCTGGAGTGGGTTTGGAAAAGAAACATGGGCTTGTATATTGAAGTCAGCGTAGAAAGTCCAATTGAGGAAACACCAAAAACAATTTGACAGGGTGCCACCCTTATGTTACGCAACGCGCACGATATAGAATTGCGCCTAGGGGAATTGCAGTGGATATTCTCGAACAGCTAGAATTTCTGAACAACGGCGGCACTAATGAAGACTGCGCCGATTTTGTGCGCGAGAACTTTGCCGCACTTGTGGAAGCACTCACAGAACAAGTTTAATAAATGGCCAAAATCCACGGTAAAGGGTTGTTCTAGCTGCTAGTGGATAGCCTAGAGCCTGCCACTCACAGTTTAGCCTTCGGGCTATCCCGTCCCCATCCGACGCGAATCTGACAGCATGAAGCTATACACAGCGTTCGGCACTGCGGTGACGGGTAAATTTCAGGAGATATTATGGCTGTTCAACTTTCCGTTGCTGTTCGCAATGCGCGCCTTGACGCCATTGAGACTACTATCAGCACATCAGCAATCATGCGTATTCGGTCTGGCACTGTTCCTGCAACATGCGCCACGGCGGACGCTGGCACTGTTCTGGCAACGCTTAACCTTCCTTCGGACTGGATGGCGGCGGCATCGGCAGGGGCTAAGGCTTTATCCGGTACATGGCAGGACGCCAGCGCAGACGCAACAGGCACGGCGGCTCATTTTCGTGTGTATGACAGCGGCGGTTCGACTTGCCACATTCAAGGCACTGTAGGCACGTCTGCGACTGATATGATTGTTGACAGCGTATCGTTTACGGCTGGCCAGCAATTTACCGTATCAAGCTTCACATTGACCGATGGTAATGCCTGATGGCTGTTCATGCTCAAAAGCTGGAGCGGTGGCTTGGCAAAGAGAAGATTGAATATCTGCAATCGCAGATGGTGGGCTGGTATGGTCCGAAAATCAATCTCCGCGACGTACCGGGCAGTGTGTGGATTACTGCTGATGGTGATTTTGTGGGCGACTTCGAGCGCGGTGGCTTTGCATCTGCCTTTGACCACTTACGGGATCACCTTAAGGGATACTGGCATAGCGTAGACCACACACGGGGCATGGGCCAGTTTGCTTTTGGCGCTGGCTTTACATCGATTAGTGACGCACTTGCCCGTGCTTCTGCTGGTAATTCGCAATTGCTCAACGGTGGGCAAATATCGAAGAATGGCCCTACTGCAACGGCAGGCGCTGCAAATAGCCTATGGCGGGTGGGTACTGCCCCTTCTGCTGGCGCGGCTGGTAGCGCGGCTCCTGGTGGGCGTATACCGACAAAGGCAACGGCTGGCGCAATGGCGTTTAACAACCCATCATCCGGCACATTGCATCTGGTAGGCGCAGACTTTTCGGCAAGTGTCGTGAATAACGCTGTGATGCTGTATGACCGTATCTTTGACGTTGCCAAGACCATCAACAGCACGGCAACCGAAGCGGTAACGGGCGTGCCGACGCGGTATCAATCGACAGTCGCAACAGACCCAGACTATATCGGCGGCAACTTCCTGTTTATCGAAGTGGGCGCAACCCCTATGGCCGCAACTGCCCACAACTGGACAACTTGCACATATCTTGACCAAGCGAACGCGGCTTCGACATTGCCAAGTGTGACGGGTGTATCGGGTGCGATTGCCGAGCGCTTTGATATGCCTGTCAATACATGGTTCTGCCCATTGGAAGCGGGGGACGTTGGCATCAAGGCGCTGACACAAATGCAATGCTCCGCATTGGTAGCAACCGGCTCCATCAACTTTGTGATTGCTCACACAATCGGTATTATGGCGATGCCGCTGGCAAACCCGTTATTGCCGTTCGACTGGCTGACAAACCGCAATCAGGCCCCGCGTATTTTTGACAACGCAGCCTTGGCACTATTCGAACTTCCCAAGCCAGCTTCAACGGCAACCAACTACAGTGGAGTGATTTACGTAACTAGCGCGGCTCCATAATGTCTAGCCTCAACTACACGCGGTTTTTTTCTGGTAGCCTTGTTCGCAATTCAATCAACGGATTCTGGACGGTAGGCACAACTGCTGATCCACAGATACCAAACCTTGAATTAGAAGATGTTGCATCATCCGGCCCAATATCTGCCACACTGGCATCAACGCTGGGCGCCTTAACAGTTTCATCTAACGCTGATCTATTTATTGCAGGCACATTGTCCGCCACACTGGCAGACGTAACGCTTGCTTCAAATGGATCGAGCGCGACAGGAATAACAGCTAATCTATCGGCAACGCTAGACGCGGCAACATTAAGTTCAAACGGCGCGCTAAGGATAAACGCCACACAAAGCACAACGCTTGGAACGCTTTCATTATCATCCAATGCCAATTTACGCATTGCAGGGTCATTGTCGGCAACGCTCGGCACATTATCACTATCGTCTAATGCCGATCTATTCATAACCGGAACGCAGGCAACAACACTTGCAGGCGCGACGCTTTCATCAGCGGGCGCACTTCGCGTCAACGGCACAACAACGGTAACGCTGGAGAATGTAACTCTTTCATCGTCAGGCGGTGACGCGAACCTAACCGCAACTCTTTCGGTAACGCTAGGAACGTTAACTCTTAGTTCTATTCTGGAACGCGGCATCTGGACACCCCAGATACCAGCAGGCGGGGCATGGAACACAACAACACCAAGCGCAGGAACATGGACGCCACAAGCTTCGGCAAGTGGCACTTGGACAGCATCAACGCCAGCGGGTGGTATATGGACACCGCAGACACCAGTGAGTACGACATGGACAAGCTAAACAATGCGCTAAAGGGTGCATGGGCAGGCTTTCAATATCCTGACTACATCCGGCGCAATTACATTATCCAACAACACATAACGGATTGCTGGAATCGCGGAATGTTCCGCAAGTAAACCTAGAAACCGCCCATCCTACGGGAAGCGGAAATGAGGTCAGAATATGGGTGATGATACACCGAAAAAAAGAGGCAACCCGAAAGGCAACCCGCAGAACCTAGCCCCAGCTTGGAAAAAGGGGCAGTCGGGCAATCCTGCGGGTAGGCCCAAAAGCGCACGTTCCCAGCTTACAGAAGACTTTTTGAAGGCGTTGGCTGAGGACTTTGTGACTAACGGCATCGCTGCGATCACAAAGATGCGCGAAGAAAAGGCAGTCGATTACGTTAAGGTTATCGCCAGCGTAATACCTAAAGAGTTGACAGGCGAAGACGGTGGCCCTTTGGTCATCAACGTGAATAAGCCAAGTGCCTGAAATAAACCTGCCAAACAATTGGCACCCTAGAGACTATCAGGATAATATCTGGCGATATATGCACAATGGCGGCAAGCGCGCTATTGCGATATGGCCAAGGCGTCACGGCAAGGATGATGTCGCGCTTCAATATACGGCTTGCGCGGCGCATGAACGGGTTGGTGTGTATTGGCACTTATTGCCGCAACAGAATCAGGCGCGTAAGGCGATCTGGGACGCTGTTGACCCGCATACGGGCATGAAGCGGATTGATTGGGCTTTCCCAAAGGAATTGAGAGACACGACCCGCGAACAGGACATGATGATACGCTTCAAGAGCGGTTCGACATGGCAGGTTATAGGCTCGGACAATTATGACGCGCTGGTAGGGACGCCACCTGTTGGCGTTGTGTTTTCAGAGTGGGCATTGAGCAATCCGCAGGCATGGTCGCTGATACGGCCTATTCTGGCTGAAAACGGCGGATGGGCAATGTTTATCACAACGCCACGCGGTCGCAACCACGCTCACCGTATGTTTGAGATGGCCAAGGATAGTCCAGACTGGTTTGCAGAAAGACTGGTGGCGACAGACACGGGGGTATTTTCGGCAGAGGTTTTGGAAACCGAGCGGCAAGAGTTGATAATGGAGCGCGGCGACGAGGATGGCGACGCGATATTCCAGCAAGAATATATGACAAGCTTCAGCGCTGGTTTACCCGGTGCATATTACGCGAAGATCATCGATAGACTAGACGCAGACGGAAAATTAACCGCTGTTCCGTACAACCCGCAAAAGCAGGTGCACACGGCATGGGACTTGGGCAGGAATGACGCGACGGCGATCTGGTTTGTGCAGTCACACGGCACGGGTTGGGCGGTTATCGACTATCTAGCTAATACCAGCGTCGGCATTGATTACTATGTTAAGGAATTAAAGGGCAAGCCATACAACTATGGTGAGCATTTATTGCCACATGACGCTGATAACGAGCAATTGGTAAGCACAACGGGTTCAATCAAGGATACTGTTGAGAGCATGGGATTGACGGGCGTTAGGGTAGTACCCCGCACGGCTTCGGTGGCCAACGACATTAACGAGGTGCGGCAGATATTGCCCCTTTGCTGGTTTGATAAGGAAAAGACGGAAAAGGGCGTTGACGCACTTAGGTCATACCGCCGCGTCTGGGATGAAAAACTAAAGGCATACAGGGATACGCCCTTGCACGATTGGGCAAGTGACCCTGCCGATGCTTTCAGGACATTTGCAATCGGCAAGCCCCGCGAAAAGGGCTTGAACAAGCCAATTAAATACAATCACAAGGGTGTCTATTGATGAATGAACAGATGACGCCTGAAGAACTGGCGACCTATTTGCAGGAAATGGAGCGTCAAGCTGTAAGCTTTCGTGCGTCTGATCTATCGGATGAACAGGCTGTAGCTATCGACTTTTACGAAGCGCGACCGTTTGGTGATGAAGTTGAAGGCCGGTCGCAGGCTGTTGTTCCTGTTGTCCAAGAGACTGTCGATTATATGACTGTTTCGGTATTGCGGACATTTGTTTCAGGCGACCGTGTTGTTGAGTTTACCGCGCTAGAGGAAGAATATGCCGAACAGGCAGAGGAAGCCACAGAGGCCCTAAACCAAACGTTCATGCGCGACCAGGACGGTTACAAGGTGCTGCACAACTGGCTGCAAACCGGATTGATTGAGCGGATATGCGCGGTCAAGTCGTGCTGCATCGAAGAAAACAAACGCAAGCGTGAGCAGGGCGTTGCGGATGAAGAACAACTGGTAATGCTAATGCAAGACCCAGATGTCACCATCACGCAAGTAACGGATAATGGCGACGGCACTTATCAGGTAACAGGCGAAAGCAACAAAGTCCGCAAGCGCTATGTTGACTTGCCTATACCGAATTACGAATTTCTGTTCTCTGCCCGCACACGGCATGAAGACGAAAGTGATTATCTGTGTCACAGGTCTAAAAAGACAGTTTCCGACCTTGTTGGTATGGGATTTGACAAGGATATAGTGGACGGGCTTTCATCGTTTGACGAAGGTTCGTTGCTTGACGAGCGCGAAAACTCAACTTGGGACGATGAAATGTTCATTGAGCCTAATGAGATGGTTCCCGGCTTGCGTCGCGTTATGTTGCGCGAAGAATATGCGCGTATCGATTATGACGGCGATGGCATTACCGAATTGCTTAAGGTGTTTCGCGTTGGCAATACGATCCTTGAGGTTGAAGAAGTTGAAGACCAGCCCTTTACTGTGTTTTGCCCATTCCCGCGTTCGCATAGACTGGTAGGTAACAGCCTTGCAGACAAGGTGATGGACTTGCAACGTTCGCAGTCGATAATCATGCGTCAGACGTTTGACGGCTTCTACATGACCAACGCGCCAAGGTTCTGGCTTGATGAAGGTTCGATAACAGACACCACGATTGACGACCTTCTCACGGTCGCACCGGGCGTTATTGTACGGGGCAGGGGGCAGGCACCACAGCAGCTAGGCGCAGCCTATGATGTTAGTCGCTCAATGGCGCTTATAGAACATCTGAAGGGTGAGCAGGAAAGCCGCACGGGCATTACACGGCTTAACCAAGGGCTTGATGCTGACACGCTGAACAAGACCGCCACAGGGCAGGCACAATTGCAGGCACAGGGGCAACAGATAGAAGAATTTGTAGCGCGTAACTTTGCCGAAGCAATGTCGCGTATGTTCACCAAAAAGATGAAGTTAATGAAGGAGCATGGCGATCCTGTCATGCTTCGCGTTGATGGCGCTTATAAGCAGGCAGAGCCTTCGCAATGGCCTGATGATATGGACGTTGTTATTCGCGTCGGCTTGGGTAGCGGCAAGAAAGAGCAGCGCATGGCGTACCGTATGCAGGTAGCGCAAATGCAAGCAGAGGCTTTCCCGCTTGGGCTGGCGACTAAGAAGCATCTGTTTAATACAGGCGCAGGCATGGTGCGGGATGCTGGATTAGGCGATCCAAACGACTTCTTTCAAGACCCTGATGCACCGCCTGAAGTTGATCCTGAAACTGGTCAGCCAATTGAGAAGCAAGAGCAGCCAGACCCTGAAATGATGAAGGTTCAGGCTGAACAGCAAATGGCACAACAGAAAATGCAGGCAGAGCAACAGGCGACACAGGCCAAGCTTGCGCTGATGCGTGAAGAAAGCCAGATCAAATTACAATTGCAGCGTGAAGAGGCGGAGCAAGAGGCGCAGTTAGCACGTGATAAAGCTACGTTTGAAGCGCAGCAGGCCGAAGCGCGTATGCAGCAAGAGTTTAATCTAGCACAGCAGCGCATGGCGATGGAGCAACAGCTTGCCGCGCACAAGGCATCACTTGATGAGCAGTCGGCATTGTCAAAGAATAGACCTGGAGGCTCGTTGTCAGAATGAACGACCTGAAAAGCGACCAGACCGTACAACGCGGTCAACGTTGGACTACATTCTACAAAGAGGATGGCGGCTTAAAGGACATATTGGCAGAGATAGGCAAGACCTACATTGCGCGTATGTCGATGGTTGAACCTTGGGAGACTGACAAGCTTTCCAAACTGGCGATGGCTAACAAGATTGTCGGCGAGTTGGATAGTTGCATACGCAAGATCATGGCTGATGGCGAGGTTGCCCATCATGCAATTGAGCATCAGAAAAGAATTGAGAAGTTGCCTGCTGCAAAGCGGCGCTTCCTTTAGGCGGCTGACCTAATCAGCTTAGTTCCCGTAGCGATACGGTTTTTCCCTTAGAAGGATAACATTATGGCCCATCTGCCCAACGGCGCAGAAGCCTCTGACACCCCCGCCGAAACTGGCGATGCTGTTGAGGATTTTGCAGACTTTCTCGACACGCATGAAGAGGAAAAAGAAGATTCCCCCGATGAAGGGGATACGCTAGAGGCAGAAGCCGAAGGCGAAGAAGCCCAAGATGAAGGTGAAGAACAGGAAGAACCTGCCATCGACCCGCCTATCTCATGGGGAACTGACGCGAAGGAATTGTTTGGGCAGCTTCCCTCCGACTTGCAAAAGCAGGTTGTAGAGCGCGAAGCCCAGCGTGAGCGGTTTGTTCAGCAAAAGGCAGCGGAAACAGCAGAGGCAACGCGCACAGCGGAAGCCCGCGCACTTTCGCAGTTTGCCGAAACGCAACGTCAGTATGCAAGCGAGTTGGAGCAATATGCTTCTTTCTTTGCACCGCAACCACCTAACCCCGCGATGGCATCAACGGACCCGGTGGCGTTTATCCAGCTTAATGCACAGTATCAGGCAGAACTAGCCCAGCAGCAGCAATTGCAGCAGCGGTCCTATCAGGCACAGCAGGAAGCTTATCAGCGGTCGCAACAGGCAGATGCAGCACAATTTCAGGCAGACATTGCCATTCTAGAACAAGCTATACCCGAATGGAGTGACGTTGCGAAGCGTCAGGAACTGCTCACCGATGTAACACGCATCGGAGCGGAGCTTGGATACACGCAAGAAGTCATGGCGCAGGCATCCGCAGCGGATGTGCTGGCACTTCGGAAAGCGGCTGAATGGAAGTCAAAAGCCTCGAAATACGATGCGCTTCAAAAGACAAAAATGGATACAGTTCGTTCCGCCAAGACATTGCCGAAGGTTTCACGACCTGGGGTAGCACCAACGCGGGGTGAGGTTTCCAATGCTCGCGCTGCACAAAGTTGGCAGAATGTGAAGACGGCGAAGTCGAAAGACGCGCAGTCGGCTGCATTTGCTGATTACCTTGAGAATAGCGGTCAACTTTAGCCGCTTTGTTTCCGCAGCGATGCGGATTTTCCCATAGATGGAGTTAATAAAATGGCAGTTCCTACCAACACAATTCAGAACGTCGCCCGCGTTGGCGTTCGTGAAGACCTTTCGAATAAAATCGCGGAATTGTTCCCTGACGAATGCCCTTTTCAGGACGCTATCGGTCGGTCGAGTGTCAACACGACTTACACCGAATGGCAAACTGATGCGCTGACAGCGGCTAACGAAGCCAACGCAGCTATTCAGGGTGATGATCTCACCAACTCGGTTCGCGCCAATACGGCTCGCGTCGGTACGCACACACAAATCTTTACGAAGGTTGTGGGCGCTTCGACTACGGTTGAATGGACCAACAAGGCAGGGCGTCGCTCTGAACTTGCTCGTGAACTGATGAAGTCGGGCCGTGAAATTCGCACGGACATGGAAAAGCGCTTTGTCGGTAACTACGCTTCTGTTGCGGCTACCGCTGGTGTTGCTGGCTTGACCGCTGGCGCACAAGCATGGTTGACTAGCAACGTTTCGCGTGGTGCAACTGGTGCTAACGGTGGCTTCTCGGCGGGTATCGTCGCGGCTGCAACCAACGGCACACAGCGCGCTTACACAGAAACACTGTTGAAGGGCGTTTTGCAGACCACTTGGACCGCAGGCGGTAACCCCAAAATGGTTATCACCAACGGCGCGCAAAAGCAGGCCGCTTCTGCGTTTGCTGGCCTTGCTGTCAATCGCCGTGAGGCTGGCAACAAGAAACTGACCATCGTTGCAGGTGCTGATATGTATGTCAGCGACTTTGGCGAAATTCAGTTTGTGCCTGACCGCTTTGCAGATGCACGTTCTGCGCTTATCGTCGATCCTGAATATTGGGACATGGGCGTGGGTGAAGCGTTGACCACGTTTGACCTTGCAACCACTGGCTTGGCAACCCGCAAGGGTATGCGCGCTGAGGTTGCATTGCGTTGTCTTAATCAGGCCGCAAGTGGTGCAGTTCTCGACTTGCTGTAAGTTTAATTGGGGCGGACTTTCGGGTTCGCCCCTTTTCATTTGGAGGCAGTATGACCAATCCTAATGAATGGGAATTGATTGATAATGGTGACTTCAACGGTTTGCAGAAATGGATTCGCGCAACCGATGATGACCACGGCACTGTTCAGGTCGCCTATCACCAAAAGAACCTTGAACAGATATTAGACGATAACAAGCGCGCCCAGAATGAGTCTTTTAATAAGAAGTCCGACTGGTGGCACGTCGCCAAAATCCCGCCGATTGTTGAAATTGAATGGCTTACGAAATTCGGCGTTTCGCTGAAAAACCCAGACCACGGGGCAGCGGTCAAGAAACTGCTTAACAGCAGCGAATATCGCCACTTGAAACGCGCACCGATAGTATTGTGAGGCATATATGGCACTGACCAACTACACAGAATTGGTAGCTGCCATCAATGGCTGGTTGAACCGTTCTGACATGACGACGATTGCGCCTGATCTTATCGCATTGGCAGAGGCAGAGTTTAACCGCTCGTTGCGCGCCATCGATATGGAAGGCCGCGCTACTGCCACACTGTCAGGCGAGGCGCTTGCCGTGCCCACCGACTTTTTAGGGCTTCGCTCTATTGCGGTCGATGATACGTTTTTTGAACAGGTATCACCGCAAGAGTTGTTTGACATCAAGTCAACGGCCGGAACCGCTCGCATGGTTGCTGTGACCGATGGCCAGTTCTTTTTCCGGCCTGCCCCGTCCAGCGGCACTGTGTCGATTGATTACTATCAGAAAATCCCTGCTTTGACTTCGGGTAGCCCTACCAACTGGCTGATGACCAAGCATCCCGACTTATACCTGTTCGCAAGCTTGGCACAGGCAGAGTTTTACAACTGGAATGATGCCCGCTTGCCAATCCTGAAGTCGCGCACCGAAGAATTGATGCAACAGATCAATGATGAAACGCAGCGGATACGCTATGGCAACCGACGCTTGAAAATGTCTATGCCAGTTTATCCTAGCGTTCCCGGTGTGCGCGCATGATATTCGGACCGCTTGCCCCTGACAAAGCAAAGTCGGGCAATCCTGATATTCTAACGGTGGCAAGTGGCGTTTATCCTATGGAGGACGGCTATCGGCCAATCGGTCAGTTTTCATTGCTCTACACGGCCTTGCCATCGGCTCCGAAAGGCGGCGCGTCGTTCACATCGGCACAAGGTATCAGCTACATTATCGCGGGCAGTGCATCGACATTGTACAAGGCTGAATCGGGCGGCTGGTCTGCGCTATCAACCGGGTTTAGTTTGCAGGAAGAAAACCGCTGGCGCTTTGCACAGTTTGGTGGGATTGCGATTGCTACAAACGGCACTGACCCGATGCAAAAGATTGACCTTGCAACGTCCGCTGTCGGGCCATTGGGGGGTAGTCCTCCGAAGTTCGAAACACTGGCTGTTGTAAAAGACTTCCTGGTAGGCGGCGTCCGCAATGGCAACGCCACACACATGGGCTGGTGCGGCATTAACGACGCCGAATGGTGGACCACTGGCCAAAGACAGGCTGATAGACAAGTGTTGCCGTCCGGTGGACGTATCAACGGCATTCTTTCCGGCGAATATGGCATTATTCTCCAGCGGGACCGCATTTGCCGGATGGATTATGTCGGCGGCAACGTTATTTTCGAAATTAACGAGGTGTCCAGCAATATCGGCTGCGTGACTGTTCACTCTGTCGCGCAATGGGGAGCAATGGCGTTCTTCCTGTCTGATGAAGGCTGGATGATGTGGGACGGGCAGCAGCCTGTGCCGATTGGCCGTGAATGGATCGACCGCGAATTTGCGTCCCTTTATGATGTTGGCGATTGGGCTTCTATGTCCACTGCAATCGACCCTGTAGAGGGTGTATTGATTGTGGCAATGCCCGACAAGGCATGGGGGTATAGCTGGATATTCAGAAAGTGGTTCAACATTCCCGTTGTTTCGCCCATCGTGTTTTCAGGTGTAACTAAAGCTATAAGTATTGATGAGGATTATACGCCGGATTTACCGGAGGACACAGACATTGACGGGGCCGGATTACCCTCGCTTGATGACCTGCTATTTCGTGGCGGCGATCCCAAGCTGTATGTATTTAGCAGCACGTTCACTTTAGGTGACTTGTCCGGCGCACCGATGGCGGCAACCTTTACGGGAACGGATTTGGAACTGTTCAGAGGGCAAAGGGCTTGCCTGCGGATGGCGCGGCCAGACAGCGACGCAACAACAGGGATGACGCTTTCATTTCTTGCGCGCCAGCGGCTAGGCGATGCTGGAAGCACGGTAACAGCGGCAAGTTTGGTGACATCGGGCGATATGCCATGCAGGGTCTCAGGACGCTTCCTACGGCCTACACTGGCAATCGCGGCTGGCACTACATACACGTTCATTAAAGGCGTTGATTTTGTCGGCGAAGCGGGCGCAGGCAGATGAGTGTTGCATCGTTCACACCGCGACCTGATTGGGTAGTTGATCTAATTGAGGAACTTTCCGGCACAATATCAGGCACGGCGGAACAGGCGCGGGATGCAATAGGGTCTGCTTTGGCATCGGGTAGCGGCAGT